CTACACAATAACATGTGTACCTGTAACCTTAACTGTTGATGAGAAAGCAGCATATAAAAAAGCTAACAATAGTTTTGTGCAGTGGAAGTATATGCTTGGTCAATTTAATGCATTTGAGAGTGCACAAATGATTATGCGTAATAGAAATGCTACAGCTGGAGATAAACAAAAAGCTGTTATGTTTTATAGAGCAATTAGAATGCGGAAACAAATTGTAGATTTTGCAGAGAATAAAATAAACAAGTTTAAAGAGATGTACGAGCTTAATAAAGATAAGCGTATCCTTGTATTTAGTGGTGCTAATGACTTTACAGATAAACTGTGTAATTCTATAGCTCCTAACGCAATATCTTACCATTCTAAAAAAACTAAGAAACAAAAAGAATTAGCACTTGAATCATTTAAAAATGGTACAATAAATGTGCTATGTTCTACTAAAGCGCTTAATCAAGGCTTTGATGTACCTGATGCAAATATGGGTATAATGTGTGGAATTACTAGTAAGTCTTTGTCTATGATACAGCGTGTAGGTAGACTTATTAGATTTAAAGAAGATAAAGTTGGAGAGATTATAATACTGTATGTAGCTGATTCTCAAGAAGAAAAGTGGCTAAAAAGTGCAGTAAAAAATCTTAAAAATATTATTTGGAAATAACTATTTAAAAAATTTGTATACTATGAAAAATACTATTATATTTGCTTTAAGTTTAGACTTGAGTATAAAATATTCTTTTACAACCTTTTACTGCCAATGAAAGTAGATATAGATTTTGAAATTTTAATAGAGACAGGAATGTCTGCAGACGATTTTTTATATTTATATTTATTGTATAAAAAAGAATATAGTTATTTACCCAGTCTTAATCTTAAACCAAATTTAGACAGATTACAAGCAGAAGGATACATTAAGTTAGGTGAAACATCTGATCAACATTTTATTAGACAAGAGTTTATAGATCTCTTTTCGTCTGATTTTGATCAGATGTTTGCTGAGCTTATTGGTACATATCCTTTAAAAGTAATGTCACCCGGTCGAGGTGTCAGAGTACTTCATGCTAAGGATCCAGATGCAAAAGCAAATCTAAAATGTAAACTAAGGTATAAGAAAATTATAGGTGATAGATTATATAAGCATAAAAAGATTATGAAATGCTTAAACAATCAATTACAGATAGAAAGAGACAACCTTGGGTATTTACAAAATTTAGAAACATGGATTAATAACCATACTTGGGAAAAGTATGAAAACTTAGATGAAAATGACACAAGAGAAACTACCACAAGAATTACAAGATCCCTTTAAAGAGGGAGGATTTAAAAGCATTAATAAAGCTATTAGTGCATCACTGCATCAGGTAACAGATGGCATGAAAGGTCAAAGGATAGTATATCCTACTAAATGGCCTAGATTAAACAAGAATTTACTTGGTGGACTGCAGCCTGGTAAAATGTATGTAATTGCAGGACGACCAGGTGTAGGTAAATCAGCATTTAGTAATCAATTAATATTTGATTTACTAGATAAAAATAGATTTAAAAACTTATTAGTATTGTACTGGAGTTTTGAGATGCCTGGTTATCAGCAGATATTGCGTGCAGGTGCAAAAGGTTCTAATAGACAAGTAAGTGAGTTGTTGTCTGTAGAGCAAAAGCTAGAAAATGATGCTTATGAAGCATTTAAAGCAGAAGTTCTTAAGTACTCACATTATCCTATATACTTTAACAATGTACCTCGAGATATGGAATTTGTAAAAAAATCTAATTTAGATGTAACAAACAAATATCCAGATCACACTATTATTAATGTATTTGACCACTCTAGACTTATTCTTAGTACTAAAGATCAAGAATTACAAAAACTTAATGAAGTATCTAAAGGTTGTATGTGGATGCAAGCTAAGCTAGGAACTATAAATATATTACTATCACAGCTAAACCGTAATATAGAACAAGAGCATCGTGCTAAGGCGCAGTATCAGCCATTACTTACAGATTTATTTGGCGGTGACAGTATAGGTCAGGATGCGCATGTAGTTATGATGTTGCAAAGACCTAATGATTTATATGGGATAACTGATAACTATTGCGGAGAAAATCCTGTAGGATTGTTAGCTCTACATGTAGAAAAAAATCGTGATGGTTTATTAGGTATGATACCATACGAAGCAGAAATGTCAACATTTACAATAAACGAAAGATAATATGAAATATAAAAATTATAAAAGTAAGAAAGAGCTAGCTAAATATATAATTAAAGAATTAGATAGAACTATTAGTCTTATGGGGAATTCAGATGGACTACAATCTAGTTTAGAAATGTTTAGAGCTCCTAGAGCTAAGAAAAAAGATTTAGTTGATAAAAGACAAGAACTAATAGATAAGTATATTAATAAAAAAAAGAAAATATGATAGGGCCAGTAGATTTAGTTATTATTACATCTGTATGTGTTGTTATTATAATATGTACTAGCAAGAATAAAAATGACGATAATCAAAAATTAATTAAAAATATAGAAGAGTATGAGCAAAAAGAAAAAGTTAAACAGCAAGAATCCAAAATACTGGGACAAAAGCCAGTTAAAAGTTCAAGAAGAAAAGAAAAGAGTACACGCATGTACCACTCCTAATGGATGTAAAGTATATGCTGTGTGGTATAAATAAAAATTATTAAAAATGAATAACACTATGGAGTTACCAAAAACAAAGGTAAAGGCTAGCCGTAAATCGCCTAAAAACATGATAATATATGGTCCACCTAAGATAGGTAAGACAACTGTATTGTCACAACTAGATAATTGTTTAATTATAGACTTAGAGAACGGTTCTGATATGGTTGATGCTTTAAAAGTAAAAGTAAACAGTCTTGCAGAGCTTGCTAATCTAGGTAGAGAAATAATTAAACAGGGAAAACCATACAAATATATTGCTATTGACACTATATCTAAATTAGAAGAATGGTGCGAAGCAGAAGCTAAGAAAATGTATAAATTAACTGCTATGGGTAAAAACTTTGATAAAAATAATGAAGGTTTATCAATATTATCATTGCCAAACGGCGGCGGTTATTTATATTTGCGACTCGCTTATAAAAAATGGATTGACAGGCTAAACTTGCTAGCAGATAGAGTTATACTAGTAGGACACTTAAGAGATAAAATGCTCGAAAAGAAAGGCAAAGAAGTTTCTGTAAAAGATCTTGATTTAACAGGTAAAATTAAACAAATGACTTGCTCTAATACAGACGCTATAGGTTATGTCTACAGGGAGGGAGAAGACACTATGATTTCTTTTAACTCTTTAGAAGATATAACTGCAGGTACAAGATGTGAACACTTAAAAGGTAAGACCATGCCTTTAAAATGGTCAGAAATATATATAGATTAATTAATTAAACAAAAACAAAATGATTGAAATGAGAAAAACACAAGAAGCAGGGAAAACTCCTGCACAAATTACTGTTTCTATGATTGACCAAGATCTAAAAGACGGTGTAAACAAAACAGAAATGGCTGTTAAGTATGGGATTAAACCATGGGAAGTAGATGAGATGTTTAAGCATCCACTACTTAAAGGTAGGAGACCTTCTAGAAAAAAAGTTTTATCTTTTAGCTTTGTAGATGATATGACTACAAATACAACAGAAGAAGTTACTGTAGATCCTAATCAAGTAACCTTAGAGCAGGCTATTGACGAAGCTATAGAAACAGTAGAAGAGGTTAAAGATCAAATGCAAGAAACTCAAGATGCTATTGTAGATATGTTGAGTCCTACACAGTTTGAAGCTCCAGAAGAAACAATAGCTAAAGTAAATGGTACAGAGATAACAGGTATACCTAATGGTGATACTATGTCTGACACTGATGATGATGAATTAGAAATACCATCTTTTGAAGATACTTTAGATTTAGTAAGAGAGCAACAAGAAGAAGAACTAGAAATGGACGATGATACGTTCGAATTATAATTAATAACCAATAAAAATTTTAAAAAATGGCAATACAAAGTAATGCAAGTACACAAGAAGTAGTAGGGGGAATAAAGACATTCTCAGGATTAACAAATGTAAACGTAATAGCAGTAAACCCAACAATGGCAGAACTACATGCGATGGACATTAATGTTAAACAAGAACCAAATTATGACGTAGCTTTTAGCGATCAAGAGTTTAAAAAGATTGCTTTCTGGCTAGCTAACGAAGATGGTAACTTTAAATTAGAAATACTAGTTAATAGTACTACTAAAGAGTCTAAAACTGGTAAATTCCAATGGATAAATAACATTGGTCAGGTTACATGGTCTACAGACGCACCGTCATATGACTGGTGGAAATCTGATGGTCAAAGAAAAGCTTATACAGGCGAAGAAACTCTTATTAATTTTGTAAAAGCATGGGCTAACGTAGCTAATGGAGATAATGTATCTTTTGATACTATTGCATCTATTGTTACTGGTGATGTTACAGAAATTAAATCTTTAGTGTCAGCACTTAAAGGTAATCAAGTTAGAGTTCTTATAGGTGTTAAAGACGATAAATATCAGCAAGTGTATACTAAATATTTTGGTAGAGTAAAACCACAAAGAGATGATTTATTTGTTAAGGCGCTTAATGATGACTATGGTTCATTTAATGCAGACTTTAATGCAGACCTTAAGTGGGGAACTCATACGTCAACAGCTGATTTAATTAGTCCTGATGCACCTGCAGAAGATGAGGATTGGACAGCAGAACCTGCAACAGTAGAAAATCCATTCTAATGTCAATTGCTAGCAGAAGCAGCGAAGATCATTTACATACGAATGTCATACTTGGTAGAATTACTGAGTATGACATTTTTATGTACTATATACCTAGTTTTAAAGAGCTGGGTAAAAAGTTTAAAAGTGAGCTACGTGAAGACAATTCACCCACTGTTTCTATTATAGCATATAACGGCAAACTTCTTTATAAGGATTTTGGTAATCCTGAACATACCTTTGATTGTTTTAATTACATTAAATATAAATATGGTTGCAGTTTTATAGCAGCTTTAAGAATTATTGATTGTGATTTTAATTTAAATTTAAGCTCTAAAAAAGAGGTTATTAAATTTACTATGGGGTATATAGGGTATACGCAAAAACATAATCCTAAACTTGTAAAGAAAGATATTATTATTAAGAAGAAAAGACGACCTTGGAGTAAAGAGGATGCGACTTTTTGGAAAAAATATTTGGTTAGTCCAAAAATATTATCTATGTTTGCTGTGGAACCAGTGAGTCATTATTGGATAAATAGTAGCAGAATTAGTTGTCAGTCAATTACTTATGCTTTTAAATTTAAAAATCGATATAAAATCTATTCTCCTTACGAAGTAAAAAATAAATGGTTAAGTAGCACAAAAAAGACAGATGTGCAAGGTTACAACCAACTCCCAGATAAAGGTGAGCGACTTTTCATTACTTCATCTCTTAAAGATGTTATGTGTTTATATGCTGCAGGTTATCATTCGATAGCTATGCAAAGTGAAATGCAAATGCCTGATGAGAAATTAATAAGTGAGCTAAAATCTAGATTCAACACAATAGAAATTTTATATGACAATGATTTTAATAAAATAAATAATCCAGGCCAAACTATGGCTAAGAAAATTTGTGACTTGTATGGTTTTAATAACATCTGTTTACCTGAGGCATTTGAATCTAAAGATCCATCTGATTTAGTGTCTAAGGAAAACAGTTTTAATGAACTTAAAATTATATTAAATGACAAGAGATGAAATTATTGAAAAATTTAGAACACGTAAAGGATTTTTAAAAAAAGGAGCACAATGGTTAGCAGATAAATGGGATGTAGATATAGCTATTATTAGAGATTGCAAAAA